CTTATAAAAAAAGGTTCTCACCGATTTTTAGTTTCCACTTATGATAGACTTAAAAACGAAATGAACCTTTTTTTTTTATAAAAAACTTAAACTATATTACATTTTAGCAAATTTAGTTGATATATATTATTGTATCAAGGTTACACTTGATTGACAAATGAAAAATAAACATAAACAAATGGAGAATATGAAATGGATTTAAACGCAATAAAAAAACGCCTCGGGCAGTTACAAACAACTAACAATCGGACTTCCAGTCTTTGGAAACCACAACCAGGTAAAACTCAAATTCGTATCGTACCTTACTCATTCAATAAAGATAATCCTTTTATTGAATTGTTTTTTCACTACAATCTGAGCAATCGCTCTTATTTATCACCAATTTCTTTTGGTAGACCAGACCCTATTGAAGAGTTTGCTCAAAAACTAAAAGCAAGTGGCAATAAGGAAGATTATCAGTTATCACGTAAACTTGAAGCAAAGATGAGAACTTTTGCTCCAGTTATAGTTCGTGGTGAAGAATCGCAAGGTGTGAAGTTTTGGGGATTTGGAAAGACAGTTTATCAAGAACTTCTTTCAGTAATCGCAGACCCTGATTATGGTGATATTACAGACCCAATTAATGGTCGTGATATTTCGGTAGAGTTTATCTCAGCTGAGGAGAGTGGAGCAAGTTATCCAAAAACTAACATTCGCGTCAAACCTAATCAATCACCGATTTCTGATGAGCCTGATATACTTGAAAAAGTAAAGAAACAACAGGACATTACAGAAATCTATCAAGAGTTATCATACGATGATATGACAGATATACTAAATACATGGTTAAACCCTGATGGTGATGCAACTGAAGAAGATTCAGAAGTATCAACAACAGCAAAAGCCGTTGGAGGAAATGTAGCTGAACTTGACAAATCTAAGGTAAGTAATACTGGTGATGCTTTTGATGAGTTATTTAACTCGTAAATAAAAACCCCCGTTAATGTGTGGCAACATACAACAAAAGTAGAGATGGGTGTTATTGTATTCCCTAACTACACATTAACAATTTGATAAGGAGAAATGAATGTCATCAGTACACGATGTATTGGCCGATACTTTGGCCGACAGTTTAAATAAGAAATTTAAAGATAATAAAGTAGCATACTTTCTGGATGGTACAGATAATACACCTACGGATATCACAGATTTTATCTCAACAGGTAGTTCTATGTTAGATTTGGCTATATCAAATAGACCAAATGGTGGAATTGCAGTTGGAAGAATTACAGAAATCAATGGATTAGAATCAAGTGGAAAATCTCTACTTGGTGCACACATCTTAGCAGAAACTCAAAAGAAAGGTGGGGTTGCAGTTTATATAGATACTGAAACTTCAGTTTCTCAAGAGTTTATGGAAGTGATTGGAATTGATATGGGTAAGATGTTATATCTACACTTAGAGACAGTAGAAGATATATTTGAAGCGATTGTAGAAATTATAACTAAAGTTAGGGAATCAGATAAAGATAGATTAGTAACTATTATGGTTGATTCACTCGCTGCAGCTACTACGAAAGTAGAGTTGGAAGCAGATTTTGATAAAGATGGTTGGGCAACTGCAAAAGCAATCATTATATCAAAAGCATTGAGAAAGATTACTCAAATGGTTGGTAGACAACGAGTGGCACTTGTGTTTACTAATCAATTAAGACAAAAACTCGGAGTAATGTTCGGAGACCCTTGGACAACAAGTGGTGGGAAAGCATTACCATTCCACGCTTCAACAAGAATTAGGTTGAAGAACATGGGACAAATTAAAGATACAGCAAAAAATGTATTAGGTATGAAGTGTAGAGCACAGATTGTGAAAAACAGACTTGGGCCACCTTTAAGACATACAGATTATCATATGTACTTTGATAGGGGTATTGATAACTACGGAGCTTGGTTGACTGTTCTAAAAGAACATAAGTTGATTAAATCAGCTGGTGCGTGGTACACTCTTACAGACCAAAATGGTAAAGACCATAAGTTTTTATCTAAGGATTGGGAAGAGTTAATTACCAAAGATGATGAGTTGAAAGACTATGTCTATGGTATCATTTGTGATAAGGTTATATTAAAATACAAAGAAAAACTTGGTATTGATGATGTAGAGTTCACAGATGAGGTCTTAGGTGATTAATCAAAAACACTTATCTATACTCGAAGAAATAAAAAAATCTGGCGGAAAGGTTGATGGTGGAGAACCAAATGACTCGGTTTTATTGATTGATGGTTTAAACACTTTTATTAGAGTGTTTACCGCAGTACCTACTACTAATGAGGATGGGGTTCACATTGGTGGAATAGTAGGTTTTTTAAGGTCAATTGGATTCGCTATTAATATGGTAAGACCCACAAGAACTATCATAGTATTTGATGGTAAAGGTGGGTCTAACCGCCGTAGAAAAATATTTCCAGAGTATAAGGCAGGAAGAAAGATGTCTCTTCGGTTGAATAGAACAGATGGAATATCTTTAACTCGTGCAGATGAACATAAAATGATGATTGCTCAATTAAATAGAGTAATCGAGTATTTAGAACTATTACCTTTAACTATTACTACTGCTGAAAACATAGAAGCAGATGATGTGATTGGTTATTCAGCAAAACATGTCTTTAAGGATAAGGTTACTATAATGTCAACCGATAAAGATTTCTTACAATTGGTGGATGATAGAATTTCAGTTTGGTCACCTACTAAGAAGAAGATGTATGACCAAGAAAAAATATTGGAAGAATATGGCATAAGTTCCACAAACTTTTTATTATTTAGAACAATGGATGGTGATAAATCGGATGGGATACCTGGTATTAAGGGTGCTGGAATAAAAACCCTTTTAAAGTTATTTCCTTGGCTTGAATCCCCCCATAAGTTTACAATAGAAGATGTTCTGAAAAGTGCAGAATCTAAAAAGAAACAATTTAAATTATGTGAAGTAATTACTAATTCTTCAGACCAATTACTCTTGAATAAGAAACTGATGGATTTAGATGAGATAAACATATCTGGAAGTAGTAAGTTAAAAATACAAGAGATATGTGGGAATCCTATACAGCGTTTAGTGAAACATATATTTCAAAAGAAATTTTTGGAAGATAAATTGTACACGGCGTTACCTAATTTAGATAGTTGGTTACACACAACATTTAATAGATTAAATTTTATGGCAGAGAAAACACATGGGACGAAAACGTAAATACCATACCGATAAAGAACGTCAGGATGCTCAACGAAAGTGGCAGATGGAACATTATATGCGTAATGCTGAAGATTTAAAAGCAAAAGCACGACAAAGGTATCGTGATAAGAAAAGAAAAGAATTTTATGATAAAAAAGTCCAAGATTTGTACACGAATCTGGATACTTAATATAGGTTATAATGAGCGAAAATTTAATACAATATGGAACATCGTTCCAGTCAAAAATAATTACAAGTTTATTACTTGATAGTAAATTTACAAAACAAATTATAGAAATATTAGAAGTAAGTTATTTTGATACGGATTCTAATAAATATCTGATAAAATCTATCAAAGAATATTTTGTTAAATACAAAACACCACCAACAATGGAAGCAGTTAAGGTTATACTGGAAGAGGTAGATAATCCTACATTAAAAACCACAATTGTTGATTCATTACGAAATGCTTGGAATTATAGAGAAGCAACAGATTTACCATTTGTTCAAGAACAAACATTAGAGTTTTGTAAGAATCAAGTTGTTAAGGGTGCGATTATGCAATCAGTTGAATTATTAGAATCTCATCGATATGATGAAATCAAAGGTATAATTGACAAAGCAATGACTGCTGGTATGGAAAGGGATATCGGACACGAATACATTACTGGTTTTGAAGAGAGAATGAGTCAACAAGCGAGAATAGTTATGCCAACCGCATGGGATAGTGTTAATGATTTGATGGATGGTGGTTTAGCAGGTGGAGAGCTTGGAGTGATTGTTGCCCCTGCTGGTATCGGTAAATCTTGGACACTACAGGCAATTGGTGCTCATGCAGTTAAACAAGGTAAGACCGTAATTCACTATACATTAGAGTTAAATGCTCAGTATGTTGGGTTACGATATGATACAATTGTTAGTGGACAACCAACGGGTAACTTACAATATTATAAAGAAGAAGTGCAGAAAGCAATTGATAAATTAAAAGGTAACTTAATTATCAAGTATTGGCCAACGAGAACTGCAAGTGTAAATTCAATCGTAGCACATTTACAACAATGTGAATTGCAAGGTATAAAACCAGATATGGTTATTGTGGATTATGCAGATATTATGAAATCAACATCTAACTTCACAGAAAAAAGACATCAAATTGGACACGTTTATGAAGAACTAAGAGGTATGGCAGGAGAGTTTGATATTCCAGTATGGACTGCATCGCAAGCAAATCGTTCTGCGTTAGAAGAAGATGTTATTGATGCATCAAAAGTTAGTGAGGACTATAGCAAGGTGATGACATCAGATTTTGTAATGAGTATGAGTAGAAAAGTAGAAGATAAGATAGCAAATACAGGTAGATTCCACGTTATTAAAAATAGATTTGGGCCTGATGGAATTACATTTCCAGCAACCATCAATACCAATACAGGTTTCATACAAATCTACGAAACCAGCTCACAAGGTGGAAAAGAGGCCCAAGGTAAAATGAATAATGCAGATGAGTATCTACGTAAAACCTTGGCACAAAAGAAAAAAGATTTTGATGGTGAAGGGTTTGAATAAAACTTCCAAAAAAATTCAAAGAAAAAATTAAATAATTCAAAAATAATGGTGTATTTAAGTAGTATATACTATATGTATTATGGGTATAAGAAAATAAAAGAAAAGACAAAAAATGGAGAGTTTTAAAATGGGTACGCATAAGTTTAAATTATCAGAAAATTTTATTAATAAGTATAAAAGAAAGAAACCGCCTTTTGGTTTCAATGGGTTGGGTGAATTAGTTTATATGAGAACGTATTCACGTATTAAAGAAGATGGGAAAAACGAGAGATGGTGGGAAACCGTCAAAAGAGTTGTAGAGGGAACTTATACAATGCAAATGAATTGGATTGAATCTCACCAATTAGGTTGGAATCCATGGCAAGCACAAAAATCAGCACAAGATATGTACGAAAGAATCTTTACAATGAAGTTCTTACCACCAGGTCGTGGTTTATGGGCGATGGGAACAGCAATCACAGAAGAAAAGGGTTTGTATGCAGCACTAAACAATTGTGCATTCGTATCCACTAAAACAATCAAAGAAGATTACGCAAAACCATTTTGTTTCCTTATGGATGCTTCAATGTTAGGTGTTGGAGTAGGATTTGATACTAAAGGTGCTGGAGAGATAGATATTAAAGGTATTGATATCAAACGAGATGAACAAAACTTTCAAATACCAGATACTCGTGAGGGTTGGGTAGAATCATTACAACTTTTATTAGAAAGTTATTTTCACGGACAGGGAGAAGTTGTATTTGATTATAGTTTAGTCAGATTAGCAGGTGAACCAATCAAAGGTTTTGGTGGAGTAAGTTCAGGTCCTGAACCACTAATGGAAGTACACGAGACTGTTAGAGAAACATTAGAAGCTAATAGTGGAAAACCAATAACAATCACAACAATCGTAGATATTATGAATTTAATCGGTAAGTGTGTAGTGGCAGGAAATGTTAGAAGAACTGCTGAGATTGTATTTGGAGACCCTAATTCAGAAGAATACTTAGATTTAAAGAATTATAAAGTAAATCCACACAGAGAACAATATGGTTGGACGTCTAATAATTCAATATTTGCAGAACTCGGTATGGATTATACAGAGGCATCAAAAAGAATTAATGATAATGGTGAGCCTGGATTTGCGTGGTTAGACAACATGAGAAAATACTCTCGTATGAAGAATGGTGGAGATGATAAAGACCATAGAGTTGCGGGTGGTAATCCTTGTTTAGAACAATCATTAGAAAGTTATGAATTATGTTGTTTAGTGGAAACATTCCCAAACAATCACGACTCATTAGAGGATTATAAAAGAACTTTAAAATATGCATATTTGTATGCAAAAACTGTAACACTTGGTAGAACTCATTGGAGTGATACAAATAGAGTTATGTTGAGAAACAGAAGAATTGGATGTAGTGTGAGTGGAATTGCTCAGTTCATAACTAATCGTGGATTACACGAGTTAAAGACTTGGTTGGAAGATGGATATGATACCATACAAGAGTGGGATAAAATGTATTCAGATTGGTTTGCAGTACCAAAATCAATTAAGACTACAAGTGTTAAACCAAGTGGGACAGTATCACTATTAGCAGGTTCAACACCTGGATTACATTATCCAGAATCAAGATTCTATACAAGAAGAATTAGAGTATCGAAACATTCAGATTTGTTAGAACCTTTGAAAAAGGCAGGATATAAAGTAGAACCTGCGTTTGGTTCAGAGGATACCACTATGGTTGTTGAAGTTCCTGTCGATGTAGGAGAGGGAATTAGAACAGTCGGAGAGTTATCCATATGGGAACAATTCTCATTAGCAGCATTTATGCAAAGACATTGGGCTGATAATCAAGTAAGTTGTACGGTCACATTTAATCCTGAAACAGAGGGAGAAATGATACCACAAGTATTAAACTATTACCAATATCATTTGAAGGGTATTTCATTACTACCAAGACATGATTATGGAGCATACAAACAAATGCCATATGAAGCAATTGATGAAAACCAATATAATAAAGATGTTAAGAAATTAGGTAAACTAAACTTTGGTGTAATCAAAGCAGAAGAAGCTAATGTAGAGAAGTTTTGTGATGGTGATTTTTGTGATATAGAAATCACACCTACGACTGGTGATAATGATGACCAAGATTACGCAAACTAAATATGTGTATGATTTCACATACACAGGCAGTTGACACACCTGGTAAAAAATGTGTCTTAACAAAACAAACAGAGGAGACGATTTATGAATATATATCGTAAACTAATAGCATCTTTCGTATTGATGACAGGATTGTTCGCTCAATCCATTGTTGTTGATGTTAAAGATGTTGAATATAACCCTTTGGTTGGAGCAAATGTAGTGGTAGAGGGAACTGAACTCGGTGGTGTTACTAACGAGACAGGTCTTACTACAATTTCAGTAGAAGCTGGAACTTATACTATTACTGCTTCATTCATAGGATACTCATCTCAATCTAAAGAGGTTGTTGTGGGTGATAGTGAAGTAAAAGTGAATATTGCTTTGGCAATTGATGCTCTTACTCTAACAGATGTTGAAGTTTTGGCTTCAAGAGCTGTTGCAACAACACCTGTTGCTTATTCAATGGTTAGTAAAGAAGAAATGGAACTTAGACTTGGTAGTCAAGATGTTCCAATGGCTTTGAATACTACACCAAGTGTATATGCAACTCAACAAGGTGGTGGTGCTGGTGATGCTCGTATTAATGTACGAGGGTTTAACCAAAGAAATGTTGCGGTGATGATTAATGGTGTTCCCCAAAATGATATGGAGAACGGATGGGTTTATTGGAGTAATTGGGATGGGGTTGCAGATGCTGCTCAATCAATTCAGTTACAAAGAGGACTATCAGCTGTAAATCTTGCCACACCTTCTATTGGTGGAACTATGAATATCATTACAGACCCTGCTAAATACGAAAAGGGTGGTAAGTTCAAACAAGAAGCAGGAGATGGTGGTTTTATTAAAACTACTATTAACTACAATTCAGGTTTGATTGGTGATAAACTTGCACTGGCTGGAACAATTGTTCGTAAGACTGGTGATGGTATCATTGATGGAAACTGGACAGATGCTTGGGCTTATTATTTTGGAAGTTCTTATGCAGTATCCGATAAACAACGATTCGAGTTGTACGCAATCGGTGCACCACAAAGACACGGACAAAATCTATACAAACAGAATATTGCTACTTACTCACAAGAGTTAGCAAGTGATATTGACGGATATGATACTGATGCTTTTGCAGAGGGTAACAAATTCGAAACTGAAGCTGGTAGATTCTTTAGTCAAAATTGGGCACCAGTTAGTTCCGACTATACTGGAGAACAATATTGGTATATGTATGGAGCAAACACAACCAAAAGAAAAAATTCAAACTTTCTTAATGAAAGGGAGAATTTCTTCCATAAACCATTAGTGAATCTAAATCACTTTTTAGAGATAAATGATAAAACTAAATTATCATCAGTTCTTTATTGGAGTGGTGGTTCAGGTGGTGGAACAGGAACTTATGGTAGTGTAATGAGAACACCAGCCGTAGCAGATAATGCTTGGTATTCAAGTTCGCCTTGGATGTGGGATTGGAATGGAGAGATTGAACAGAATCGTACTAATATCGATGCTGATTATTCTGAAACAGACCATCGTTCTACAGGTATTCTTAGAAACTCAATCAACAGACAAGATACATATGGATTAATTTCTAAATTAAATTATAAAGTTAATGAAGATTTAGAATTTCAAACTGGTATCGATTGGAGAACTGCTGAAATAGAACACGCTCGTGAAGTTCGTGATTTATTAGGTGGTGATTACTATGTTGATTTTGCTGATGACAATGCACCAGATGGAAAAGTTGTTGGGTTAGGTGATATTATTGCTTATCATAACACTACTACTGTCGATTGGTTAGGTGGATTTGTTCAAGGTAACTACACGAAAGATAATCTAAATGTATATGGAATGGGTGGAATATCATCTATTAAATATTCATATCAAGACCATTTTTCAGTAGAAAACGAGAAAATTACTGCTGATGCTATTTCATCATATCAAGTTAAAGGTGGAGTACACTATGAATGGTTAGATGGTGTTACTACTTTTATAAATTCAGGATATGTGGAAAAAGCACCAATTCTTGATAATGTAATTGATTATTCTGGTACGGTCGCATCCGACCCAGACAATGAGAAATTCTTATCAACAGAAGTTGGTGTTGGATATGCAAACGATAAAGTTGCCGTGAAAGTATCTGCTTATAACACAGATTGGAAAGATAGAAACCTTACTCGTAATGTTGACACGGGTCAAGGAGATTCAGGTGATACTGATGTAATCTTTTTAAGAGGTGTTAATCAGAAACATAGAGGTACAGAAGTTGAAGTAAAAGTATTACCACACGAAATGGTAGAACTTGATTTGATTGCTTCTTTCGGTGGTTGGAAGTTCGATGGTGATGCCAATGGTACTTACCAAGAATCTCAATATAACGATGACAACCAAGTAATTGGTTATCAAACTACTGAATATGCATATGCACTTGATGGGTTATTTGTTGGTGACCAACCACAATCATCTTATATATTGGGTGTAACACTTAAACCTATTAAGGGATTGAGAGTACAAGCACTTTACAATGTATATGATAAGAACTATGCAGATTGGAGTCCTGGTTCAAGAGAAGTGGATTCTGATGGAGTTGCAGATAGAACACAAGTTTGGGAAGCTCCTGGTTACTCAAAACTTGATTTACACGCATCTTACAAACTTCCAAGTATTGCTGGTTTAGATTTGACTATTACAGGTCACATCTTTAACGCACTTGATGAAGTTTATGTACAAGATGCAGTTGATAATAGTCAATACAATGGGTATGGTGATAAACTTCACTTAGCTCATAATTCTGAAGTATTTCTTGGAACACCAAGATATGCAAACATAGGATTAACTATTGATTTTTAAAATGGTGATTTGGGGGATTGAAAAAATATCCCCCATTTATCAAAAAAGTACTTGACAAGTATATGGTTTTAGTGTTATATTCAGATATGATAAATTCGGAGATTACAACATAAATGTATCAAAATGTTTTTTATGATAAGAGAAAAAACAAAGTGCATGTTTGGGATGACAGAAGAGGCCATCTTATTGTACCTTATAAAAAATACGCATATGTAAAACATTCAAGTGGTTTACATCATACACTTGATGGTAGTAAAGTTAAAAAGGTGTACACTTGGGATGATGATGACCCAGGTTTATATGAGAGTGATGTACCAATCACTACAAGATTTTTAGTTGACCAATACACGGATTCGGATGATGTTGCAGAGGGAAATAGAACTTTCTATTTTGATATCGAGGTGGAAGTGGTTGATGGTTTTCCAGATGTAGAAAAAGCAGAAACTGCAATTACATCTATTGCAATATATGATGAGATAATGAAAAAGTATATATGTTATACTTTAGATTCTAAAAATACTATACAAAATTATGAAAATGGTGATACATCAGTAGAGTTATTTAAAACTGAAAACGAATTATTGACAAGATTTTATCAGAAATACGCAGAAATAAATCCTACAATATTAAGTGGGTGGAACATTGATTATTTTGATATTCCGTATCTATATAATAGAACAGTCAGAGTTTTAGGTTCAGAAGTTGCAAAGATGCTATCACCTATCAGACATTGTTATTACAATGAATACAAAAAGAAGTTTGTTATTGCAGGTGTTAGTGTGTTAGATTATCTTGCATTATATAAAAAGTTCTCGCCAATTCAACAATCAAGTTATCGTTTAGATTACATTGGTGAAGTTGAAGTTGGTATGAAGAAAATTGAGTATGATGGAACACTCAATGATTTATTTGAAAATGATTTACAGAAGTTTATAGATTATAACATTCGAGATGTTCGTATTCTTGTGGAGTTAAATGATAAGTTGGATTATATCGGAGTTGCTTGTGGTATAGCACATTTAGGACATGTCCCATATGAAGATGTGTTTATGAGTTCAAGATATTTAGAGGGTGCGATATTAGTTTATTTAAAAAAGATGGGTATTGTTGCACCAAACAAACCAAGAAATCCTAAACGAAGAGGGGATGATGAAAAGTTCTCTGGTGCATATGTACAAGACCCACAAAAAGGTAAACACGATTGGGTTTATGATTTAGATATCACAAGTATGTATCCAAGTGTTATTCGTTCATTGAATATCTCACCTGAAACTAAGGTTGGGCAGGTTTTGGAATGGGATGTAGACCAGTATCTAAAGACAGGACATACGAAAACTTATTCTATGATTAACACAAAGGGTAAGGAAATACAACAAATAACCAATACAGAACTGGAGAGTTATTTAGATGAGACTGGATTAAGTATATCAAGTAATGGGGTTATGTATCGTACTGATAAACAAGGATTGATTCCTGCTCTACTCACAAAGTGGTTTAATGAACGAGTAGAGATGAGAAAACTTGTGAAGAAGTTTCACGACCAAGGTGATAAAAAGAAATCTCAATATTTTGATAGGAGACAATATCTTCAGAAGATTCTTCTAAATTCATTATATGGTGTATTGGGATTACCAGTATTTAGATTTTATGATTTAGATAATGCAGAAGCAACCACAACCACAGGTCAATCATTGATTAAGTTCAGTAAGAAAATTACCAACCACTTTTATAATAAAGAGTTAGGTACTGATAAGGATTATGTTATCTATATTGATACAGATTCTATTTTCGCATCCGCAGTACCATTAGTTGAGAAAAGGTTTCCAAATCAGAAATTATCTGAAACTATGATGACACAAAGAATTATGGAGATATGTGGAGAGGTACAAGATTATCTAAATTTAAGTTACGATTATTTCGCCAAGAAATTTTTGAATATAGATGAACACGTGTTTGATATCAAACAAGAGGTAATCGCAAAGACAGGTTTGTTCGTAACGAAGAAACGATATGGTTTACGAATCATCAATGATGCTGGTAGAAAGGTAAACAAAACACAAGTAAAAGGTTTGGATACAGTCAGAAGTAATTTTGCTCCTGCGATGAAAGATTTATTACAAAATGTATTAGATGATATATTGGCAGATGTTCCAAAGGAAAAGATTGATGAAAGAATCAGTAAGTTTAAGAGGAATCTACATATGCTACATTATAGTGTATTGGCAAATCCTATCGGAGTAAAAGGTATAGGTAAATATATTTCTAAAGATGAAGAGTCATCATTCAGTAAATATAAAAAGGGTGCACCAGTCCATGTTAAAGCAGCAATAAATTATAATTCTATATTACATCATTGGTTTGAAGGTAGAAAGTATGAGAAGATTACTAATGGTAATAAGATTAGGTGGGTTTACCTAAAGAATAATGAATTTGGATTTGATGTAATTGGTTATAAAGGATATGAGGACCCGCCTCAAATATTAGATTTTATTAAAACGAACATTGACCATACTAAGATGTTTGAACAAGCAATGAGTAAAAAGATAGGAATGTTCTACGAAAGTTTGGGGTGGGAAGCCGTCGTAGATAAACAGCAAAGTATTGAAAGATTTTTTTGATTTTGAGATTTCTGGTATATATGTATATACATAGGAAACAATAAGTAATAACTATTAACAAAAGGACAATAAGGTTATGAATAAAACAAAACTAATTCGTTTTATCGACAAGTATTCACTTGGTGGTGAAATTAAATCAGTAAAATGGTCATCCAATGGAAAACAATTGGCTACAAGGTTCATTAGTGGTGATAAATCATTAGTGGGGTCGGTAGTATTGGACAACTTCGATGATATAGAAGCATCAGATATTGGAGTTTACAACACTTCGCAATTAGTATCACTACTATCCATCTTAGAAGAAGATGTAGATTTTAGTTTACAAAAAATGGGCGATAAGTTTGTGAGTGTTAATATGAAAGACTCGCAACATGGTACACATACAAAGTATATGTTAAGTGATTTGTCAGTTATACCAACACCACCAGAACTTAAAAACTTACCATCAACATTCGAATTAGAATTGAAGATTGATAGGTATTTCATTGATACATTTATTAGTGGTAAAGGTGCGTTACCTGATACCGATACATTTACTATTATTGCAAAAGATAATAGTGCAAAAGTAGTTATCGGATTCAGTAATGTTGCAACTAATAGGGTAACAATACCAGTTGAGTGTGAAGAGTTTAGTGATACTGAACCTATTTCATTTAACGCAAATATGTTTGCAAATATTTTAACTGCAAATAAAGAATGTGAGAAAGCTGTATTAAAGGTTAGTTCAGATGGATTAGCTACAATCAGTTTTAATATTGATGATTATAAATCACAATATTTCTTGGTTGCAACCCAACAAGTGACATAAGGAGTCAAAAGTGGCAAATAATATACTTGATAAAGCCCAATTAGGGATTCATACTGCAAATAAACGCGGTAAGAAACTTGAAGATAAAGTAGAAGAATACCTTAATAATAAAAAGATACACTACACTTATACACCAAATAGGGGTATAGATTTCCGAATCAGTACTAAATTTGGTAGGGTGTATTTGGATTGTGTAAGTACTGGAACTGCTGGAAGTATAGATGAGAAGATAGCAACCAAAGTAGATAAGTATGTACGAAAGTATGAACTTGCTGGTGGTTCTATCCATATCTTACATCCATATAGTGGTTTAAGTAAGGAAGTTAGGGAATCTATTCATAGTATGGAACGATTACACGATTGTGAAGTACATATGTTGGATTGGTTTGAGTTTGAAGAGTTGTTGAGTGATAATTATATCCCAACACCTAAACAGACTGCAACCAATGGTAGTAATTGGGTTACACCAGATTCTGCAGCAGTGAGGAAGTTTTTTAATTTCGAGAAATCACAATGTATTTAGAATATTTTGATAAATTTAAAGGTATGACTCCTTATCTTGAAATAGATGAGAAAGAATGGGAGTATATCAAAGAAACATTCGAAAAGGATGATGTCAAAGAAAGTCTTGCTAAAGTAGCAATGACTTATGAGATTCCCTATGCCACTATTTCAGAGGATGATGCCTACAAAGCTTTAATGAAGTTAAAGGGTATGAGACATAATGAAATTTTGGTAGAGGGAGAGTGGTTTGCTCGTGAGGGAACTGCATACAGATATGGTTTAGAATTTGAGGGTAAACAACAATACTTTAGAAGAGTTAACATAGGTAATGCTGCCAGTAATTTCTTCCAACAAGTAAATCGTTGGAGTGTGGATGGAACAATTGCACCAGGTCCAAAGAGAACTTGGGAAACAGAAAAATATATGACATCACTTATGGGTGCTGCATATACTTTGAAGTTACCAAAAATTACTGCGGGTAATCTTAGGATTATGTTAAGTTTGAGAAAGTATATTTGTTCTCAATTTAAACCTAATGTTGCAAAAGTACTCTATGATAAGTTGGGTAGTGAGAACATATTAGATTTCTCTGCAGGTTGGGGAGATAGATTAGCAGGATTCTATGGTAGTGAGAGTGGTAAATATTATCTTGGGATAGACCCACGAAAAGAAAACCATCCACTCTATAGAGAACAAAAAGAGTTCTACGAAAAACACAGAAATATGTTCTTCGAGGTTGATAAAGATTCAGAGTTTTTAGAATCACCAGCAGAAGATGTAGATTTTGAACAATATAAAGATATGTTTGATACTGTCTTTACATCACCACCATATTTTGGAGTTGAGAGATATAGTTATGATGATACTCAAAGTTGGGTAAGATACAAAACTATTGATGAGTGGAATGATAAATTTTTACAGACAACTATTAAAAAATTATGGGGTTCTATCAAAAGTGGTGGATATTTATTAGTGAATATAAGTGATGTTTATGCGAGTAGTGGAGCAAAACAAAAGAGATTAAATTCTCATGGTAAGAAATGGTTAGAGATTTGTAATCCTATGAATGATTTTGTATCAACATTTACTGATTCAGAGTATCAAGGTTGTATTGGAATGGAAATGGCAAAAAGACCAAATAGTGGTGGTGCAGGAACTGCAGCAGAAGATAGATTCAAAGATGAGACAAGGGAACTGGCGGAAAAGACAAAAGATAAAACTTTTTGTGAACCGATTTGGATATGGAAGAAACTTTAATAGAAAAAAGATTATTTAGTAAAGAAGAATGTGAAAAAATAAAATCATATGCTAGATTAAAAGTTAGAGTAGTTGATGTCTACCACAACGAATATGAAAAAGTTGGTAGTAAAATGTTATCAGATGCTTTGCCTTGGGGTAATTCACCTTATGATATATCTTGGGTTTATGATAGGATTAAAGATTGGACAAATACTTTAGATTTAAACATTGATAATCTTGGTTACTCAATGATAATATGTCACTATAGTAAAGGTTGTTATTTTAAACCACATATAGATGATGTTATGACAGGTACTGATGGTGAAATTCTAAGGAAGAGATGTTTTACGATTGGTATTCAATTATCTGATAAAGAGTATGGTGAATATGAGGGTGGAGAATTACAATTTGAAACTAACGATGGTGTTAGAACAATGAAACAAGATGCTGGGTATGTTTGGATAGCAGATAAACATTTACATTGGGTAAATGAAATTACATCTGGTATTCGATGGAGTGTTCAGATATTTTTAGAAGAAGATGCAATAAAGGAATAGTATGGAAGAAATTAAAAATACCTTATGGGTAGAAAAGTATCGGCCGCAATCACTTGACACTTACATTGGGAATGAACATCTCAAAAGTAAAGTCAAAGTGTATTTGGAGAGTGGCGATTTACCACACCTTTTGCTTTATGGACGTGCAGGTACAGGTAAAACCACTCTCGCTAAATTACTCGTTAATAATATAGATTGTGATTATTTATATATTAATGCATCTGATGAGAATAGTGTAGATGTAGTTCGTGATAAAGTAAAGAATTTTGCATCAACACTTGGATTTTCAGAGATGAAGATTATAATATTAGATGAGTGTGATTACATTACACCAAATGCACAAGCAGCATTAAGAAATCTAATGGAAACATTTTCAAAACATTGTAGGTTTATCCTAACTTGTAATTATGTTGAAAGAATAATTGACCCAATCCAATCAAGATGTCAATCCTTTCAGATTATACCACCCGATAGAAAACAAGTCGCGATGCATATGTCGAAAATCTTACAGAAAGAATCGGTAGATGCAAAAGTAGATGATATCGTAACGATAGTGAATGGTGGTTATCCCGATATCAGAAGAGTAATCAATGCTGCTCAGAGACAGGTAGTAAAAGAGAAACTCGTTATAGATGAAGCGATGAGTACACAAAACGATTACAAGTTAGAAGTTTTAGAAATCTATAACGAG